GCGTAAAGGTGCGGTACGTAAGGGCGATGGTAAGGATGTGGATCACAAGAACCACAATACTAAAGATAAATCTGCTCGTAACTTACAAGCTATTCCGAAATCGAAGAATCGTGCTATGAACCAGTACGATAAACGTAAAAAGAAATAACCTAGGGTAACTAATGGCTAGTACAAAATCAGCACGTAAACGTAGAGTTGTGCAAGAGCATCGTGAACCAGTAGCATCATTCAACGGAATGGTGCCTAAGAATCTGGCCCAACAAGTGTATCTTGAGGCAATCGAAAGAAGTGATGTGGTATTTGGAATTGGTAGTGCAGGCACAGGGAAAACCTATGTGGCAGCTTCATACGCAGCGGAGAAGCTTTTCTACCGAGAGATTGATAAGATCATTGTAACTCGTCCTAACGTGGAAGCTAGTCGAGGATTCGGCTTCTTGCCAGGAGACTTGGACGAGAAGTATGCCCCTTATCTAGAGCCTTTTGAGAGTGTGTTCATCAGATCGTTTGGTAAGTCTCTATACGATCTCTTTAGGAAGCGTGGTCAGATTGATCCACGTCCTTTAGGGTTTATGCGAGGCGCTACATTTGATAACGCTGTAGTTCTGGTTGATGAATGCCAGAACATGACCCATAAAGAATTCAAGCTTCTACTTACACGTATCGGAGATAATACGAAAGTAATCTTCTCTGGTGACAGTAGACAGGTTGATATTCAGGATTCAGGATTGCTTGATACGATTGATCGTCTTAAGTATATTCCTGAGATTGAAACAATTGAGTTCCATCCCTCTGATATTGTCCGTAGTGCTTTGTGTAAACAAATCATTCTGGAATACGAGCGATAAAAAAAATAACCCCGTACAGCCGTGGATTACTCCTTGGTCATACGGGGTTTTTTTTATTCTACGTTATACCTACGTTTAAGTTTAGCAAGAGCTTCTTCGTATGTATCCGTATTCTTGTACATATGGAAATTATCATAATAGTGTTCTACGTTATATTCACGAGTACACCATTCTAGATTATCTACATTATTGTTACAAGGATTATTATCCTTGTGATTTACAAATGGAAGGTTATCAGGGTTCGGTAGAAAAGCCTTCGCCACTAGCCTATGAACAGCATGTTTTGTAAGCTTCCCATCTTTCCGTAAACCAACACGTTTATGTTGTGTTGCTCCGTTTGTATAAGTTTTTAATTCTTTCTCTTTACGAGAGAAATCATTACCTATGGATTTAATTTTACCAGTATTAGATACTAAATACTGATTATTAAATCCTTCAATCTCTTTCCATATTTCCATAATAGCCCCTTTGTAATATATCTTATACTTGAAAAAGAGGGATATATCGACAAAGGGGTTTTTATTGCTTATTCGTTTACTACAAACGGTACACTACGTACATTCGGATATAGTTCACGGAATTCAGCTACAGCAATATCCTTGCCAATAATAATCTCGGTAAACAGAATATCTTTTGATTTATATTCCATCTTCAGTTTATCACAGGCTGGACAATGGGGTTGGGAGTATACAGTAATATTCATCGAATCGGGCAAGCTCCAGTTGTACAATCTTCTTCTAACACAGCGTCAATATCGTTTGACTTGTCAAGCTCAATTGGCTGCAACACTGCTGCGTATTCATCATACGCTTCCTTAGTTACTACTTCTTGTGGGAGGTAGAGATAGCCAAGGTCTTTAGCAGTCTTTGTTGGGTCTGCTCGGAATAAGAAAGACACTCCAACATAAACATCCCAATTAGCATATAACCAATCGACAATTTCATCTACTTCCTCTACTGAATAACTAATAGTAGCTGATACGTTCTGTTGACACCAGTTTTGCATCAACATCTTGTAACGCTCTAATTGCGTAATGGCAGATTCCAAGTTAACCTCAAGAACCTTACCGTCTTTCTCAAACTTATCGAATGGTACGTCATCCCACGATACAGGGAACGTAATCAACACAGCGGAGGGGTCAGTAGGATTGTCAATAACCTTGTAACCAGCAGCACGACACAATGGAACCAATGGGTCATGTTTACCGAAGTTAACGTTATTGAAGATATACTTACCTAGTGGCTTGTGTACGCCTTCTGTAGTATCCATGATCTTACTAAGTGTCCCGCTGGGCTTAACTGTTGTGACATTCTTAGGTCGTGGAAGCCCAAGTTCATCAGCCATGCTATAAGCACCTGAAGTTGCGGTACGCTTGAGTTCTTCGTATTCGTAACCTCCAAGGTCTGGTCGTTGAACGATACCTGTAAGGCCCACTCCACAAAGTCGGAGGAATTCATTGTTAAGGTGCCAGGCCTCTTGGAGAATTCCATCCATGAGATTAACACAGGTTTGTCGGTAGTTGGCACGACTGGCAATATAGATTGCTCGACGAAGTCCCGCAGAGTCACCCTTGAATTTTCCAACATCAGTCTCCGTTAAGTTACAGAAGGATTTGTTACCAAGGAGAATTTCAACACAAGGGTTAGCTCCTTTGAACCAAGGTGCACGTTTTCTTGCACTGACACCGTTGATGAAACCAGGCTCACTTCCACCGGCTGCGACCATAAGCTTAAAGATTTCTGCAATATCCTCTTTGCTCGGCTTGTGATTAAAGAGCAAGCTATTGTTGCTCTGTCCTCGCTGTACATTCTTAGCCCACCAATCTTTCTTGGCTACCGCAAACTCTTCCCATTCATCTTCTCCATACTCGAATAGAGCAATCTCAGCTGAACGGCGAGAAGATAGGACAGTCCCAAGCCAATTAACCACGTCAAGAATGTCAATGCGGCTAAGCAAACTACCACTACGCCGATTAAGAATTTGAAAGATTGCTTCATAAGCTTTTGCAATGGATGCGTCACCGCTGCTAATCCAACCATATCCCTTGAGCCTTTCCCCTGCGGGTCGAATCTGTGAAAAATCCAATACGAGTTTACGTGCTGGATACTTGTGTGACATAAGCTTGCCAATTGATTTAGACCAAGCCTCAGCTGAGTCACCAATTGTAATTGTCCACACACCGTCTTTAAAAGTTTCTGTATTGTGCTGGTCGCCATCTTTATCAGTACGTGTACTACGAATTACTTCGAGTTCTCGGATGGGTTCTTGGAAACCGGTAAGCTGTCCCACAATAGGTCTAAATCCAACTCCGCAGCCTTGCATGAGCAACCAGAGAACATCAACAACGTCATATACCGTTTCAACATGAGTGAACGAACAGTTGAATTGAGACGCTTCCCGTCGCTTTGCCACGTCTGTACCACCCAACCATAGAGTTCGGCCTGACATGAGCACTTTGCGCTCCAGCATGAGATATCGAAGTTCTTCGAGTTCCATGAGCTGTCGTGTGTCAAGCTCTCGTTGCTGGGCACGTTCCCAGAGCCATTGTTGATGACCAATAACTCGGTTAACGGTTTGTCCGAATGTTTCAAATACTGTGCCTTTGTCATCTAATGGTCGATTGTAAGTACGTCGCATCAAGAGTTGCGAACGGAGAGATTGGATTTCTTGAGTCATTTATTTCCTTCTTGTTATTAATATGTTTTGCCACCAACGCCTTGACGATTCTCTTTCTTGTGGTCAGAGCGTCCTGCGTTGTATGCCATTTTTTCTTCAAAAGCTTTACCCAGAGGCATGTTATAAGCGCCAGCCAGATCGAAGATACGGATAAGAGCATCAGCCAGCTCCACAACACGACCGTCCATGTGGGGTAGCTTATCATCCATCAATCCTTTACGATCAGCTTCCATAGCTTCTGACAGTTCAGACACTGTCAACATCAGCTTGTTACTGAAAGCAAATGGGTTTTCGGTAATAGACTTACCAGTGTTAATATCGTGCCACCAACCAGCTTCTCGTGATTGTTTGTGGCATTCGTACATCAAGTCATCAATTTTCTGTTTCATTCGAATTTCTTATTAATATAGTCCAAAGATACTGGCATCAAGTCAAACTGACCATCATTAACTTCATGCAGCATCAACATACCACGCCAGTGTTTATTACCTTGTGCACCCAAGTAATCTTCGTCATGCTCATAACATGAACCAGCAATAATACTTGTCAATCGTTGACCATCACCACGATGGGCTGTAGCAATCTGCAAGCCTTGTTGATGACCTGCGATACAGCTCATATGTTTCTTATTCAGCTGAGCATTGGCAGTGGCAGCGGGACGGCCTGCAATACCTGTAACGAAGTAATGGCTAAAAGCAACACCACCAATAATAACCACTTCCAAGAAGTCATGTACGTTCCAATCATCTAAGTAACAGTCTTCAACACCGATAGTGCCCTCGAGCTTAGCATCGTTGTTTACAGCACGATTAATACGATTCTCATGGTTACCCATTAGGAAGTGCATTTCAGGGCGATAACGGGGCTTGTGGTTCATTGCAGCACGTTTGTTATGGCTCTTGATAGGATACAAGAGAGCATCCATGCCTGCATTACCAGCTTGAATGTCATTCTTATAACGACGACCTTCAAAGCTCTTCTTACCTACGTCATAGCTACTCAAGCTAGGCATGTCCCAATGGTCGCCTAGATGAACGATTACGTCTGGTTGTTTCTCTACCAGATATTCACCAATACGTTCGAGATAACTTGTATCTACGCCTGGCTTAACTTGTGTGTCGGGGATTACTGCAATACGCATTATTTAGTCACTTCCAAAATGTTAGGAAAATCTTTCTGCAACGCAACAAGGATTTGCTGTGCTACTTCACGATGCTCTTTCTGAGTTGCTGGATCAAGACGTACTTGTAAGTAATGAATCCAACTACGGAGTGTACCTGTCATATACATACGAGAGGTAGTTAAGCCTTCGGGCAACACTTTACGTGCTACTTCTTTGGCAATATTGTTGTCAAGAGCCCATTGATACACTTTGGTACTGTGATCAATCAAGTCTTTCTGTGCTCGTCGCCATTGATCACTAAGCTCACGATCTTCGTTAAGCAAGCTGTTCTGACGATTCTTATTATCTTGTAATCGTGTTTCACCTATTTCAAATCCAGTGGCAACTGCATATCGCTGGCTGAATTCTTGAAAGGCAAAACTACGATGACGAAGAATCTGTCGAGCAATGTCTCGAGTTGTCTCAATCTCTACACAAGCACTAACCATCTCGAATGGAGACCAATGCTTATTACGTACCAGGTATTGCAACAACTTAGGAGCTGATTCCTTATTGTCTTGATTAGCAGGGTTGCTAACACGAGCCATGTATGCTACGAGGTTTTCACCGTCTGGCGTAGCCCAGATTAATTTAACTTTGCTCATTCTTATTAGTCCAACTGTCATTTAGATCGGGACGATTCTTTAAGTTATTAGAAAGAAACATCCAATTACAGCCAACGTGGTCAATGTGCGGAAGACCACTTTCTGGGTCAATATACTCACCCCGCATAATTGCAAACAGATGGCGCAGAAGAGAGGCAATAAGGCGAGAGTTATGAATCCCACCTCGCCAATTGTCAGCAGCATATTTCTTAGCTCCGAATGTTAATACTGCTGCTAAACCCTCAATCGCTTGTGGGTCAATAAGGTTTAGCATAGGTTTGTCTTGATCGTGTTTAACACCTTCTTTAGACATAATACGTTCCATTAGTTCGTTGAACCTTTGTTCAAGCTGTAAGTGCGAATCCACGATTGTTCATCTCGATCTCAAACAAGTCCTTCGCAACATTGCGTTCCTCTTTCGGAATCAGGTTGAAATAACCTAGGATTAGAGCTGCACCTTTAGGGGTAATACGCTTCTCTTTGTTTGTGTGATCTTCAGCCATGTTCGCCATAACACGAGCACGATTGAAAGGACGAAGGTTGTCATCTTCTACATCGTTAAACAATGAGAAGCCTTTAAATTCACTTTGATTTGACATTAGATTTTCTTTCTAGATTTTCTTCTTTTGTAATGAGCTTGTGGCAGGGCTTGCACACAACCTCTAGGCCGTCTTCTTCACAGAATAGTCGGGAGATTACATTATCCCATGAATCGAATCCAGATACTGGAACGACAGGGATAATATGGTTGACTTCCACATTCTTAGCGGGAAAGTCTTCTTTACACTTATTACATGTATAGAACTTAGCAAGCCTGTTAGATGCAGGATTAACTTTCTGTCCTACACAAGCTTTAGATAACACAGTGTACTTAGGGGGCCAACGTTGAGAAGCACTACGCAATGCACTCTTAACGAATGAATTGAAACGTGCTACTGTCCATGTGCCGTTGTTATAACTCGTCTTCATCATCATCCTCATCTTCAATAGGAGGAGGATATACAATGTTCTCTTTGATAACTACATCAAAGCCAAACCTATTCAATAACGCATTATACACCTCCTCTGGTTCATACGATTCTGAAGAATAACAATGTGCATTAGGCATCATCTCCAGAACTACTACATTGTCTACTCGTACAATAGCTCCTTCAGCATAGGATGGGCCGCACAACTCACAATCATATTCGTCGTATACCCATTCAATCTCTACGCTATGTCGGGGAGGCTCCACAGGACTGGTTGTCCCGTCTCCGTCAACTCTCTGGTCATCCACAATAATCTTCCTTGTTCTAGTAATTCCTTATCCCAATCATCCCCATAGGCGGCCTTGTAAGCCTCTTTAACGGCCTTAAAACACTCATCAGGTGTCTGCATATGTTCTAAGATTTCAAAGGCTGCTACAGGCCCACATTTATCAATACCAGGAATACTATCTACCCTATCGCCTGTTAAGCATTGGGAGTAGAAGAACTTGAGTCCATATCCTTTAATTGATTTGCGGTCATGTGATAATGCGATAGAGCCAAATTCGTCAACCAACATGGGGCCAAATTGGGGCTGGTTGGCAAGTTCCCATCCGTAGTGCCAGCCTGGGACTTGTCTAAGGTCTTTGTCTCGGGTACAGATGATTGAAGGTTTAACTGGCCCTGAGTAGAGGGGGTTGCCGTCCAGAATCTCATTTCGTCGAGTTTGTTCGATTGCCATAAGGTCATCTGCTTCCAACCCTGCTTGTTCTCTAACGTCATACTTTGCTTTCAGATAAGCTTTGATGTTCTTATAATGCCAAGGTTTGTTACCTGCTCGAGCTTTATATGG